GGTAATGTTGCTGGTGTGTCTTACCCTCTCTTCTTCCGCTGGGGCTCTACGGAGAAACTTGTGCTCTCTCCCTTCGTGTTCTCTGATTGCCACGAGTGGGACACTGGTCTCTTCGGCATCAACAACATTCAACTCATTATGAACTTACAAGCCCCGAGCCGTATCGTTCGTAGCACCACGAAGTTCGGTTGTGCTCTTACTCCCGCCGTGTATAACGCATCTGCCTCGCAAGGTGCTTTCGCAAACTCTCGTATCAACTGCCAGTTCCTCACTCCTTCTCTTGATGTGCCTCTGCCTCCCAAGTCAGTCGTGCCCTATATGGAGTTCCCTCGCTACATCACGGCGTATCAAGGTCCTCCTATCCCCGCTGGTGCCGTCGTCCAAATCCAGTCGCAGACAATCACGCTCCCTCAAATCCCCGACCTCTTTATCATCTATGTTAAGCCCAATCCTTCCTCTCTCGGACAGACGCAAGGTGATTACTACCTCCCAGTTGCGACATCTGCCGACAATGTGTCCGCCCCTCTTACAATCAACTTTGACAACTTCTCTGGTCTGCTCTCCTCGCAGACGGCGGAGCAACTCTATGCGATGTCCGTAAAGAATGGTCTTGATATGGACTGGAATACTTGGGCTGGCGAGGCACACATAGGGTCTGCGAATACTACTGGAACTCTTGGTGGTGCCTCTACGGGCTTCGGCGGTGGTGCTTGTGGTCGTGTGCCTCTTGTTGGCGGTCTGCTTGTCCTCAAACCTTCCCAAGACATTACACTCCAAACGGGTCAAGCCCCTTCCCTTGTAGGCAACTTCACCTTCCAGTTCAATCTCCAAGTCAAGAATACTTCCGCCTTCGCACAAGCGGGAGTTCAGTTATTCGTCATTACGGCGAACTCTGGGTTCTTTGAGAGCATTCGTGGTTCTTCCCGCATCATCAAGGGCGTTCTCTCCGAGCAAGACATCATCTCTGCTCCTCTTGCCCCACAAGGCACTCGTGATATGCTCCAACGCTATGTGGGTGGTAATGGTATGTTTGGGTCTCTTGCGAATATCCTTTCAAAGGCGAAAGATGTGTATCAGCAGACCAAGCCTCTTGTTTCGGCGGCAAAGGGACTACTCCCCGAGAGTGGAATGATGGGTAATCTCCGCAGTGGTCTCTCCGCAGTAGGCTACGGCACGGGTGCTGGAACTGGTGGCGACGGCACTGGCGGTGGAACGGGTGCTGGAACTGGTGGTCGTCGTCGTGGATTGTCCGCCCGACTAATGTAAATCTCCGAAACTCAAAATATCTTCGCCACCAAAAAAATATTGGTATAAGGTATAATACCAGATGAGTTCCGTCGTGCTTGATAATGGTTCAATCGTCGGTCCCAACACTTCCACGCTTACTGCGAATGGTGCTCTATTAGGTTCGGGTGGTGTAGTTTCCGCTGGTGCTGGTGTAGTTAGAAACTCACTTACTCTTGTTGGTTCTCCCGTCGTCCCGAACGCTCCTGGACCCGCCCAGAACCAACTCCTTCTCAACGGAGCGTATCTCCGTGTTGATGCGAACACATTTACGGCTCCGCAGACGGCAGTATCAACTGCTACTCTTCAAATCATAGATGCTGCTACTCCTCAACTCCAACTCGCTATGAACCAGACGGCTCCCCTCCTTAATGCGGGGGGTCAATGCTTTACCGCTTATGCTACTGCGAATACGGCACTTGCGAATAGTGTTCTTGTTGGTCGCACGAGCGTCCAGTCTTTCCCCGAAACCCAGCCAGCGGGTTCTCTTGCTGGTGTTTCTGGAACTGGTGCTTTTGCTGGTGTTGCCGCTCACACACAAGTCGCCGCCGCTGATGCGATTGCTTGCCCCACGATTACGGCGAACTCTGCCGTTCGTTGTTGGCTTGCTGGTCTAACTGGAACGGTTGGTGCGACTGCCGTTGCTGCCGCCACTGCGTCCGCAATAGTTCCTGGAACGGGTTTCACGCTCAACGGCACGATTGGTGCGATTTATGGCTACGAGGTTCTCTATGCGTAATCATCTCAAATAAAAATCTTTCATCTAAATAAAGATGTCCGACCCAACACCTTACATCGCTACGATTAAACATCTATATACGGGTCCTACGGGCACGAATATATTTGATGCGACACCAAAGGGTTGTAATGGTCCTAATGGTCCTATTGAATACATTAATCTAATGGATATTGCTGGTAATGTTGTTCCCGTCAAGCGGACTTGGAGTGGGACTTTCGGTGATGGGAATGTTTCATTCTCATTACCCAAAGAGGGTGAGTGTATTCACGGGTCATCAAAGTTTATGTGTGTTCGTTGTGTTGGTCGTCAGACTACCATAGAACCTTCAAAGCAAGAGAGTTCGGGGAAAACGGGTCCTTCTTCCAATCCCCCTTTATCGCCGAATGGGACTTCTGGAATGTATTCCTCTTTGCGTCCGCAGTCCCCATCGGAACACTTTTCATCTGTTCCAGATGAGACCAAATCAGATGGTCTCCATACCCGACTTTCCCGAACTTTATCATTCGCCCATCAGCGTTAGGAATAGATAGTTTATGGTCGCCATCATCAGCAAACCCTAATACCTTATAAGGAAGTCCAGCATCTTTGGCTCTCCGTTGTGCCTCTTTGAGATACAACGAAGGTTCAATGCCGACTTTACGAAGTTGCTTAACAAACTTGGCGTGTGGCTTTGCTCCGCCTTGAAACTGGTCTAACATATGCGACTGATAGAGGTCATATCCTTTGACTGCCGTGCTCGCATAGGGAATATAACTGGCTGCCTTTTCCCACCACGATTTCTTGCGTGGTGCTCGTGTTTCGGGTTTCTTCGCAAGGTTGCGTCCCATCAACGCATACAAGGGGTCGCTTTCCATATATACACGCTGATTGGGAAGTGTTGTATTCTGAAAGTCTTGTGGCTGAACTGCTGGATTATATGATACACCATTCTTAATCAATCCACGCTTCAAGAAACTATCCAATATTGCTCCACCTAACGAGTGTCCGACACCATAGTAGTCATATTGCGAAGGTGGAAACTGGGTTTGGAACTGCTGAATAGTATTCAAGTCTTCCTTGTATCTCTTTGATGTTTCAAGTTGTCCTAACGCAATCAATCCATCTGCCGATACATCATCAACATCAGTCGGTTTAGTTCCACGAATAGCGACCACGATTGTATTTCCATTATCACGATAGAACTTCAATGTGGGTGTAGCACGAATAAGTTCCAACTGCCCTATGCGAGTAGCGGGGACTTGTTGATATGATTGTGTTGCGAGTTGTTGTAGAATATTGCGGTCGGGAATGGGTCCTCCACCACGACATTCCCAGCACCCTCCTTTAAGACCCCCACCGAGTTTTCGTAGAGGTTGGCGTGGTATTCCAGCCTCTCTATCTGCCCTTGCCTTCGCCATACTCTTACCGAATGTATCAACCATACTCCCAATAGGAGTTGTATTGTATAGGAATGAACCCATATTACCCAAACTATTCATTAGGTTCTGAACCTTATCAGCAGTGTCTCCGCTCCCATATAACTCTCGGGACATCTTCTATATACTAACCACATATTTTTTCGGTAAGATAGGCAAGATAGGCAAATCGCAAACTTTCGGCTTGGTAAAAAAATACATTATACACGGGACTTTGCGTTTTACCTATCTTACCTATCTTACTCCTCTTCCACCGCAGTCGCCACCTTCAAGCGAATACCCAAGTAATAGGAACCAGCCTTTCTCTGAACTGCGTCCCAACACCCATTATCCACATTCCACTCAAAGCCACCGAAGGCATTGCTCTCACGCTTCTGCGGAACGCCATTCATCTCCATAAGCGTCTTGAACTTGGCTGCGGGCATATCAAACGGAGGAGTGTTTGTGTCGCTAATGAACTGCTTTCTCAAATCCTCTGCTGGGAGTTTGTAATGCTTATCATTCACATCGCAGTTGGTTGTGTAGTTCTCCTCAATCCACGAACGCACGGCATCGTTCTCTGCGAGATACTCGTCCGTATGGTCGCTAATGAACTTCGGCTTTACAAGTGTCTTGGTCGCCTTATACACATCAAGCAACATCAACACGAACTCATCACGCCACTCGGAGGATTTGGTAATCTTGTCTTTGAGGTCGTGGTTAATCTTGCGGTGATGTGTCTCGTGGGGCTTATCAACGAACTGGAATGGGAAGTAGATAATCACCATTCGGCGTTTGATGCCTCCATCAAGTTTGTTGAGTTTGGGAATGGTATTACATTGGAGGAATAGACCGAACTGCGGAACATACACAACTGGGTCGTGATAGAGTTGCCGTGCCGTAATCTCATCGCCACCCGTGTATTCCTTGATAGTGCCGATTTGTAGTTTGTCATCTGCTTCGGGCTCTTGGGCTTGGACGAACCGCTTGCCCTTTGCCTTCGCCATTGGCGGATTTGGTGCGTCTTTCTTGTCTGACCGCTTGGTGATACAATCGTGGGGGATTGAATGGAAGTAGTCGCCAAGCGAACGCTTTACGAGTTCCGTGATTACACCTTTGCCGTTTCCGCCACGACCAGTCCATACATAGAACTCCTCATACTTTTTCTTGCCGTGTAGTTGGAGTGCGATGACGGCAATCACATAATCCACAACCTCCCAGTTCTCCCAAATGCTAAACAACAAGTCTCGGATTTCTTTGCGAACCTCTGGATTGGGCTTGGCTGGATAGTCATAGCCAGTGTGGAGGCACACATAGTCATCGGGTCTGATGTCTCGCACTTCGTTGTTCTTTTCCAAATCAACCACCTTGTTCTGGAATGCGAATAGATTGCGACTTTCGTCCATCTTCTTATCAAGTTTGTCGTCGTTGTAGTTTGATGGTAGGAACGCCACCACACCATCAACAAAGCCTTTCACGCCAATCTGCTTTGCGAATGTCCCACACATCTTAATCTTTTCTTTGTCTGCTTCGTTGGCTGGGTCAAGCAAGTCCCAGTGTTCCTTATTGACTTTCTTTAATGTGAGCCAGATGTCCGTCATCAAGCCACTCGGGACTTTCTGATAGTGCTTCCAAGCACCAGAGGGGAGCAACTGAAACCAGCCGAGACTTTCGTGGAATGCGTAGGCATCGGGCTTCACATTGTAGAAGTAGCGAGCCGTCTCTGCGTGATTGTAGTTTCCAATCAAAGTCCAGTAGTCCGTGCG